AGGCCAATGATGTACTGGTCATTATGAAGGCCAGCATCTTGGATAACGAAGGCCGTCTATTGGCTACTGGCTACTCAGAAGAGGTACGTGCGGCAAGTAAGATTAACGCCACCTCAGCTCTTGAGAACGCAGAGACCTCGGCTATTGGTCGCTGTCTATCAGCTCTAGGCTTTGGCGGTACTGAGTATGCGTCTGCCGATGAGGTTGCCAACGCTATCCAACAGCAACAAGACACCGGGCCAATCATGGCTCACAACGAAGCACTACAGCGCAACTATGCGTCTGTGTACTTCATCAAAGAACACCTCGCATTGAAGGCATGGGAGGCTGTAGCAGAAGCATGGGGCGAGATCAGTAACGACGACAAGAAAGCATTGTGGGTTGCACCTAGTAAGGGCGGCATCTTCACAACTGCCGAGCGTAGTGATCTCAAATCAAATGAGTTTAACGAAGCACGTAAGCTAATCTTGGGAGAGACAGCATGAGTAAGGAAACAGTGTTCGCGGATGGATTGATCTGCAAGCGTAAAGAGAACGCACCAGATTTTGTGGTGTGTAATCTGTCAATCAAGAAGTCGGAAATGATTCCCTTCTTAAACGCTCAGTCGGGCGACTGGGTGAACCTTCAAGTTCTTAAAGCAAAAAGCGGAGATAAGATTTATGCCAAGCTCGACACATGGGAGCCAGACCCGGCAAAAGTTCATGCGGATGGCGTTCAGCAAGCCAGACAAGCCGTCGCAACCCCAACCGAGCAGTTCGATGACATTCCATTTTGACATCGGGCAATCTATTCGCGCCGCGCAGAAGCAATGCAGAGTGTCTAACCGCCAGATGGCAAAAGACTTCGAGGTGTCAGAGATGACAGTGCAACGGTGGCGCAACAGCGAGGACTCAACCCTTACGAAGATAGTCAGACTAGCTGATTACTTTGAGATGGACTTTGAGTCGTTTCTTGAACTGCCATATAAGGGGCAAGCATGAGCCAGAAAGATCGGGTACTTCAGTACCTCAAGAAAGGTAAGGTGTTGAACAGACTAAATGCATGGGATGAGCTGGGGGTTATTGAGACTCCGGCTCGTATCTCAGAGTTGCGGCATGAAGGTCACGACATCCAAACAACCATGAAGCAAGTGTTGAATCGCTACGGCGAATTGGTGCGGATTGCAGAGTGGTTTATGCAAAGGGAGAAAGCATAATGCAATGCCCTTGCGGAGGTGAGACTGGGCCGCGTGGCGATTACATAAAGTGTAATGCGTGTGGTCGTATTTATAGGAGATAAAAAAAGGCCCCATCACTGGGGCCATGTCACTTGTCCAAGGGAGGGACTACGTGATATCTTCAAAGGGTCAAGTAAGAAGATGAATGGATTATACACTACAATACCCATTCGTATCCTCCCTCATCTACTTTTTTGTCAGAGATTACTGGGCGTTAGGCCGACGAACCTAAGAACGTCGGAGACGGAGTTGACCCTCTCCATGATGCGCCCCGCAGGCCGAGAGCTGGTCAAGCGGATAGATGTCAAGATTCGATACAGTAATCAAAGCTCGTCATTACTAATTAACTGATTTGTCGGAGCTTGCTCCGGCATTAAAAGGGAAGTGTGGATGAAAGGTAATTTATCGACGCCAATAAACAAAACAGCGGCACTCGTCACGTCGCGCAGTAAGCATAATTATCGGTTCGAAACGAAAGCAGGAAATAGTGATTCTGATTTGCCTATACCTTATTACGAAACTTTTTATGATTTTCTTAGCGATATGCCCAGTCGAAAAGGCAGGACCCTAACACTGCAAGAAAAGGAATCTCGATTTGGAAATTTTAAAAAAAGAGATTTGACCGGTAAAAGGCGCGGCAGGCTCGTGGCTCTTGGAGTTTTGCTTGCAAGTAAGTGTCTCTATGAAAGGGGCAAATACATTCGTATAAGGTGGGTTTGCCGATGCGATTGCGGCAAATATACCGTCAGAAGCCAAAAAGCGCTAGGAAGTGACCATTTTGATGCGTGTCACGAATGCAACATTCTAGAAAATCGTAAGCGAGGATTCTAATGATCATTCTTAATGACGGTACTTACTACGAACCCGATGATGAATACCTGATCCAACTGCAACAGGCCTATTCAACTGTCGATGTCTTTGCCGAGCTAAATGCGATGGCTATGTGGTGCGATGCCAACCCCAAGAAACGTAAGACAGAGCGAGGTATCAAGAAGTTCATTACCTCATGGCTCAAGCGTGCCGCTGACATGGAAAAGGGTATCAGTCCATTTGCAGAGAAAATGCAGTCAACTTCTGGTAAAATCGGGCTGAAGAGCTGGAGTTTCCTCGACGATTGCACCCATGATTACCTCAACTCTGAGAAGTTCCGGGCCTACTGTCTTGAAAGATATGGGCAGTACGTCACCTTTGAAGGTGAGCGGGTGACCCATGCTAGTTAGGTTAAGCAAGCGAGACTTGCATGACTCTAAACTGATGGGCGCTGATACTGTAAAGCTCTGTGAAATGCAGGGCTTCCCACCGCGGCTAGAAAACGAAAAGCAATCAAGGACTGACGCTAATATTTTAGGATTTAAGGCTGAGTTTGCTGTTGCTCGAGTGCTTTGTCTTGACCCACCTGTCGTGAATGTCTTAACGGATGGCGGCGTTGATTTGTGGTTTGGTGATGTGTCGATAGACGTGAAGGTGACCAACCGAATTGATGGGCCTTTGGTTTTTGACAGTATGAAAAAGTTTCAGTCGGATGTGGCGGTTCTTGTTGGTGCTACTGATGACGAGGACGTGTTGAAGATTAATGGATGCATGAGCCGTAAAGAGTTTGAGTGGAAGGCGTACAGAAAAGACTTTGGCTATGGTGAACGTGAAGTTGTGGACATCCCTGATTTACACCCCATCGAATGGCTTTGGCGTAAATTTATGGAGAAGAGGTACAGCTCGTGAGCGAGCGATGGTTCGTTAACAACAAGTTCCAAGCCGATCAGTTTTGTGAATACATTCGGGCTAACCAAGATAAGGGGAATATTTACGAGATCATTCCTCTCACCCGGACCGGAAAGCAGAACGACGCAATCCATGCTTACTGTAGAGAGGTCGCCAGTGTTATGTCGGCTCATGGTATGGACATGAAGACCGTCATTAAAGAAGGCGTACCCATTGACCCCACTATGTACCTGATTAAAGACTACATGTGGCGACCAATTCAAAAGGCTGTAACAGGCGTTGAGTCCACCAGAAAGATTAATCCCGTGGAGGTCAACGAAATTTATGAGGTCTTGAGTAGACTACTTGTCGAAAAATACTCGATCAACGTGCCATTCGGAAGGCGCACTTAACATCTATCCGGGGGGAGATGATGTCATTACTTGAGTATTGTACTACCGACAGACAACGACAAATCGTGGAGCTTCACGAGCAAGGCTTGGGCTACACCAAGATCAGCCAGCAGATAGGCATTGGTCGTCTTAGTGTCAGAGATTGCATTAAAAACGTAAAAAATAAAGCCGCCGCCCAAGGCTATTCACCCGAGCATGACATGGTTCATACAGTCCCGGATGTCTTCAAAATTCGGGGCGTATCTACCCTATATAACGATGAAGGGAAACCCGTTAGCCAGTGGGTTAAGTCGATGGCTGATCAAGAGGCGATGCTTGAGGCGGCGCTTGAGTCATTCAAGGCTGGATTCCTTGATGAGATAGATGGCCTCTACAAGCCCATAGAAGCCCCAGAAGCGGCGAAAAATGAAGATAGGCTATCAGCTTATCTAATCGGAGATCATCACCTGAACGCCCTCTGCTGGTCCCCTGAGACGGGTGGCGATGATTGGGATACAAACATTGCTCAAGACGTACTGATCAAGGCCGTCGATAAGCTGGTCTCTGCGGCAGGTGACTCAGAAGTCGGCGCACTGATTAACTTGGGTGACTTCCTTCACGCTAACTCAGGTGACAACAAGACAGCTAAAGGAACCCCGGTCGATGTTGACGGAAGATTAGGCCGGGTCATTCGTATTGTCGGGAACCTATTCAAAGTTCTAATCACCCGAATGCTGGAGACGCACAAAGAAGTGTGGCTGATCAACGTAAGGGGTAACCATGATCCCGATGCGAGCCTCTGGCTAAACGAAATGATGCGCCTGTACTTCCATGATGAACCACGGGTGAAAGTGTTCGACAACTTCTCGAAGTGGATACATTTTGAATGGGGCAAGACTCTTGTTGTTATGCACCACGGGGACCGGGTAAAGACTCAGGCGCTCTATGAGGCTGTGACCAGGGACTACGCAGAGGAATGGGGCCGGACGACTAACCGATACTTATATCACGGGCATATCCACCACCGGACTGTGACTGAGATGGGCGG